CAAATTCCACCTGCTGTACTTGGAATCAATAAGATTTTTAGATTTGATGGATCAAATACTGTTACTAATAACATGTTTAGTGTTAAGTATCAGTTATTTTTAAATGATGTGTATACTTTTAGTTCTACCGAGATCCTGTCATATGCTATGACTAAGAGATACCTTGAGGATCTTGATTTTGCATTAGGAACAGAAAAACATATAAGATTTAATAAGAGGCAAGATAGACTTTACTTAGACTTTGACTGGGGTGCAGCAACTAAAGATGATTATCTGATTATTGATTGTTATAGACTTATTGATCCAGATGATTTTACTAGAGTTTATAATGACTC